ATTCAATTAGAGTCAGTATCCAAAAAAAGAGAAGAGTATGTAAATGGAGAACTCTATAAAGAAGGTGATCTGGTTGTTGTAAAAGAAAATGATCAAATTGGTACTGTCCTTTTTTGCGGCTCTAACTATGTATTAGTAGAAATGAATGGTGGTAAATACCGTAAATGGATTAATGATATCGAACGTCTGCCTGATGCTATGCAAGTAGAAGGTAAAGAAGATCCAGATATTGGTGATAAGAAAGGCTCACAACCTGCAATATATCACAAAGGACTGAAAAAATCTACAAAGCAAAAAAGAGATGCTCAGTTCAGAAAACAAGCTAAAATGGATGATGACGATCCTTCTGCATATAAGCCAGCACCTGGTGATAAAGAAGCAAAAACAAAACCATCTAAGCACACTAAGAAATTTAAGCAAATGTATGGTGAACAACAAGTTGACCGTGCTAAAGATAAAATTGAACGAGAAAAGAAACGTGATGCTGATAAACATGATCGCATGTTAGATCGTGCACGTATTCGTGACACACTTAAAAAGAATAGGGAAACTAATGCAAAGTCTTAAACAGTATATCTCAGAAAATGCTACAGCTGGCCTGAAGAAAAAAGCTGAAAAATCAGGTATGCCAATTGGTATATTGCGTAAAGTCTATAATCGTGGTATGGCAGCTTGGAAAACAGGTCATCGTCCAGGAACTACTCCACAACAATGGGGTATGGCAAGAGTAAATTCATTTGTAACAAAATCCTCTGGAACATGGGGTAAGGCAGATAAAGATCTTGCCGCTAAAGTAAGGGGAAGCTAATGAAATCGTTTTTTAAGTTAACAGAAGAGCTCAATGAAGCAAAAGATGAGTTCAAACCACATAAGATGTATGATCCAGAAACTGGTAAAGCATATGATGCTGATACAGAAGCTGATCATCTAAAGTATAAAAAAATGGGTTACACCCATGAAAAGCCAGAAGTCAAAGAAGGTTTCTCACCAAAAGAAATCAAGATGGCTATTGGTATCGCATCTGATCCACGTTATAAAGGTGGTAATATGACGGGTGCTGTAAGAGCTATTGATAAGATCAAAAAAGGTCTATCTGGTCATAAGCAAGTCATGGCAGTTCTTAAACGTCAGAATGAAGATATCGAAGAAGCTATGAGCCCAAAAGAAAAGGCGGCACATGATAAAGCTATGGCTGACTTTAAGAAGCGTGGTGGTAAGATTAAAAAACTTAAGCCAGGATATGCTCAAGGTTGGACTGGTAAAGATGATTTTGGTACTGGTCAAAAAGGCATGCTTAGTAAATCTGATACTAGCAAATTTGGTACTAAGAAAAGAGTTAAATCTATGCGGGCTCATGTTGAAAATACAGAGCTTGATGAGAAAGTCTATTCAAAACCAGCTAAACTAGATCCTGCAATTGCTAAAGATCCTAAAGTAAAGGCTGCTCAAAAAGCACATGCTAAAGGTGATTGGGATGGAAACGTAGATAAAGAAGGTAATGCTGTTGTTCATGTAAAAGGTAAACCACATACTGTTACTGTTCAAATGGAATCTATGAATGAAGCTACTAATATGTTTACTGATGACCGTGTAGGTTTTCAAATTGATCGATTTGCAATGGGTCAGGGTAAAGTAGGTTTTCAAATTAACTATGGTAAAAAGCTTGGACGATATATTCAGGTACCAATGGATGATATGAAACGTGTTATTGCTCAAATGACAAAGGCTATGAAAGCTAAAATCTAATGAAGTCTTTCTTTGAATATTATGAGATTGGTACAGATGCTTACACTAAGTATACTAAAAAGCATACACCAGGTCAAAGTGTCAAAGAAGGCGAAGGTAAATATAAAGGTGAAACGTGGGAGCAAGGATACAAACGTAGAGTTGTAAAGACCACAGATCCTGAGCATAAAGAAAAAGGCTATAAGTGGAGAATCAAAGGTAAAGAAAGACCTAACATTTCTATTAAGCTTTATAAATCGAAGCCTTCACAGGCTGAATATAATAAACAAATGAAGAGGGTAGCGGGACATGAGTTCGGTGGATAAATTTAAGTCTTATAACGAAAAAGAAATCGATAAGATTTGCGAAGACTGTAATATCTATGATGATCTCATTGTAGAAGCTGCAGAGTACAAGGGGCGTAAAGTTAAGTTAAATGATCCAAGTCGATCATCTGACGGTAAAAAGAAATTCTATGTCTATGTCAAAAACGATAAAGGGAATGTGATTAAGCTAGGATTTGGTGATCCAAATATGGAAATCAAACGCGATGATCCAGCACGTAGAAAGTCATTTCGTGCACGTCATAACTGCGACAATCCAGGACCTAAATGGAAAGCTAGGTATTGGTCTTGTTATCAGTGGAGAGCTGGTAGTAAGGTTGATAATTAAATGTAATGCAAATTAAGCAGGAATTAGACATGGCAGCAGAACAGCAAAATGCGCTTCGATTAGATCGCATTGAAGAAAAGATTGATCGACTAACTGATGCTATGGTATCTATTGCCCGTGCTGAGGAGAAAATTAACGGTTTGCAAGATGATCATGATAAGATGTATGAGCGCATCAATAAGTTGTCTGTTAAGTTAGACGAAATAAGCTCAAAGGTAGATGAGAATTCAAGGACAGTGGAATTCATCCACAAGCTGTTCTGGGTCTGTATTGTATCAATTGCTGGTGCAATCGCCGCAAATCTATGGATGTTAAACTAGGAGAAGCCAAAATGTCATTAGACAAAGAACTTATGGATGTGGCTCAGGCTTATCTGAGCATGCATGAAAAAACTAAAACTGAGGATGCATCTAACGATAAATCCGATGATGGAGACGGTATGGATAAAGTAGATCCAAAGGCTGTCAAAAAGAAATTTAAGGATCGTAAAGATAAAGACATCGATAATGATGGCGATACTGACGATTCAGACGAGTACCTTCACAAGAAGCGTCAAGCCATTTCTAAAAATGAAGGCAAGCGTGGATTCATTATGGCCGCTAAAGCTGCTAAAGAAAAAGGTGAAAAAGAGTTTGTATTTGCAGGTAAGAAATATAACTGTGAAGATGCTCTTAAAACAGAGGCTGTTGAAATTGAAGTAGACGACAAGTCAGATGCTTCACCTGAAATGGATAAAAAAGACGACGATAAAAAGAAGAAAAAGAAAACAGATCCTAAAGTATCTAAAGCCAAAGACGATGATGAAGGTGATGCAACTGAGCAAAAGGAAAGTGTTGATACTTCTCCTGCTGGTGAAAGCCCAGCTGCTAAACGTGCATCAGTTCGTGATAAAGGCGTACTAGATATGTTACGTAGTAAAACTGCAGAAAAGCGTCGTGACGAAGACAAGCAAGACGGAACAAATGCAGTTAAGGCCGCTCCAACACGGCCGGGTGATTCCAAAGTTGGAGAAAAAGCAATGAAAAAATTTAAGGAAATGAGGTAAATTATGGTAAACAAACCAGGTTGGCTTGAAGAAGCTATTGCAAAACCCGATGGATATTACACTGTTGATGGTGAAAAACTAAAGGGTGTCATGTTAACTCCACAACAAGTAGATGAATGGAATGGAACATCAGCACCAGCTGCAGATCCAGAGCCTGAAATGCTTGTTGAAGCTCCTACAGCTGCGGCAGATCTAAATGAAATGTCAAAGCGTGAGCTTGAAGATCTTGGCCGTGAACATGGTATTGAACTTGATCGTAGAGAGTCAAAATCTAAACTAGTTGCAAAGATGAAAAAACTAGTTGAGTAGTCATCTAGGTTAATAAATAGACTTATATAAGTTTATAACCTAGGTGAAAAAGAATGAAAATATTTGAAGAGTTGAATGATGATAACTGGATGATGTATGCATCTAAGTATTATAGAAACGTTCAATGTACAAGCGTAGAAGAATTTTATGATGATCTACAAAGGTTTAAGTATCTTAAAAGACTATTCAAAAGATACTTAAATAATGATGATTTGCAAGAGAGGTTAATACTGAATCATATTATTGTACTCAATAATGTATTTGGTATTGAAGAGACCAATAAGATGCTCTTCTATAAAATAGATAAGGATCAATGGCCTATTCTTAAAACCTTTCTAGTGTATCTAAACTTTTTAAGTGAAGATGCATATGTAGAGATTCCGTTAGATCAAAACATAATAAAGGTATTAAGGGCAATCTAAATGGGTATTATATCAAGAGCAGCTGATTTATACTACACATATAAGTTTCTTAAAACTCTAGTTACTGACTGGGAGGACATGGAAGCTTATAAGTTAGGTGTAATTGATGACAATGGTAAATTCCTATTGAAGGGTAAACAACTGACATCCGATCAAAAAGATTCTTTTACTGTCTTTCACCGCTTGGTCTTCAATCTCAAACGTATTATGCAAAAAGTACCGTTTGGTAAATCTAAACTTGCTTCATATGCAGCAGCTCTCTTTCTATTAAGAGAACATACTGGCATGTCTGAAGAGCAAATTGCAAAAGCTCTTGATGAGGCTGGTGTTGATATAGATTCCTTTCTTCCAGAAGAAACACGATGGAACATACAACCTGATAAATCATTATCACCTGGCGTGTATGTCTTAGAACAAGACATGGCTTCTCCTAGTACGGGTGATATGATTTATCGTAAAGGAACTAAAATAACTGTTGCAGAAAACACAAAACCTTGTGGTTCTGTGTTTGGAGAACTTATATATAATATCAGACATGTTGATACAAAGACTAATTTATACGTAACAGCATCGGATATACTAAGATGAAAAAATTTAATGCATGGATAGAAGAAGGCGGTCTCTGGGATAACATACGTAAGCGTAGAGAATCTGGAAAGAGAATGCGTAAAAAGGGTGAAAAAGGCGCACCTACCGCAGATGCAATAAAGTCCGCGCAAAAAGAAGATGCACCAGCCAATGCAATAGCACACGGCGGTGTTGATATGAACCCAACGGGACAACCTCGTAAGATGGATAAAAGAATGAAGTATCATCCTGAGAAAGTTTACCGTAGATCGAGAGGATAATATGCTATCAATTTTAGGATCTTTGTTAGGCTTTGCGGGTTCTGCCGCGCCAGCAGTTATGGATCATTTTAAGACAAAGCAGAACAATGCATTAGAATTAGATAAGATGCGTTTACACGCAGAGCTCCGTAAAGAGGGCTACGACTATGATATGAAGATGTTTGATAAACAAGCTGCAGACAACGAGCACCAGCGACTAATCGAACATGATATATCAATTAATAAATCAACAGGTATTATTGCCGGTCTACAGAAGTCTGTACGTCCAGTTATTACATATGCTTTCTTTGGTTTATTTGCTACTATTGAAGTAACATTGTTAATGAATGCTATAGAAAATGGTACTCCATTTAATGAAGCTGTGACATTACTATGGGATGACGATACTAAAGCTATTTTTGCTGCTATTATCTCATTCTGGTTTGGTTCGCGTGCTATCGATAAAGCTCGTTCAAGTCAAAAATAAACCTTTACAATTCAACTTATTTGTGATATAATATATCTACAAAATGAGATAACGGAGTAGTCAATGAATAATCAGATTATGGTAACAAAGCGTAATGGACGAGGCAAAGAACCCTTTGACCTAGAAAAAGTCCATAAGGTTTTGGAGTGGGCCACTGACGAGATATCGGGAGTATCAATCAGTGAGATAGAATTAAGATCTAATATTCAGTTGTATGATGGTATAAAAGCTTATGATATTCATGAGCTTCTTATCAAATCAGCAGCTGAGCTTATTAGTGAAGCAACTCCCAATTACCAATATGTAGCAGCAAGACTTATTAACTATAAACTACGTAAAGAAGTATATGGTCAATTTGAGCCTTGGTTGTTTAGTCATATTGTAGAAAAGAATATTGAAAGAGGTGTATATGACGCTGACTTTCTTAATAAATTTAACGATGAAGATTTACAAAAGCTAGAATCGTTCATCAATCACAGCCGCGATAATGACTTCACTTATGTGGGCATGGAGCAATTTCGTAGCAAGTACCTAGTCCAAGACCGTAACACTAAAAAATGTTATGAAACTCCACAAGTATTATATATGATGATTGCAGCAACTCTGTTTGCAGACTACGGCAAGGATCGCATGAAGTGGATAAAAGACTATTATGACGCTATTTCTCAATTTTATATTTCATTACCTACTCCCATTATGGCAGGTCTACGTACCGAAACGAGGCAATTCTCGTCCTGCGTTCTTATTGAGGCCGGTGATTCTCTTGATTCGATTAATTCAACAAGTACTTCAATTGTTCGTTATATTTCAAAGAAAGCTGGTATTGGCATTGGTTCTGGTTCTATTCGTGCTCTTGGCAGTCGTATACGCGACGGTGGGATCGTTCACACTGGGCTTATTCCCTTTCTAAAATACTTTCAAGCAGCTGTTAAATCTTGCTCCCAAGGCGGAGTAAGAGGTGGTGCTGCTACAGTATATTTCCCATTGTGGCATTTAGAGTTTGAGAATCTTGTTGTATTGAAAAACAATAAAGGTACTGAAGAAACTCGTGTAAGACAAATGGACTATGGGTTTCAATTAAACAAGCTTATGTATGAGCGTCTATTAGGTGGTGGTGATATTACGTTCTTCTCACCTAGTGATGTTCCTGGCTTGTACGACGCTTTCTATGCTGATCAAGATGAATTCAAACGTCTTTATGAGATGTATGAAAAAGACGATTCTATTCGTAAATCATCTATTCCAGCTATGGAAGTATTCTCTCAACTAATTACAGAACGTAAAGATACCGGTAGAATTTATATTATGAATGTTGATCATGCGAATGATCACGGGTCATTCATCCCTGAAAATGCACCTATTCGCATGAGCAATCTCTGCTGTGAAATTGATCTACCAACAAAGCCTTTGTCATCAGCCGACGATGAAGAAGGTGAAATATCATTATGTACTTTATCAGCTATAAACTGGGGACTAATAAATGAACCAAAAGAATTCCAAAAGTACTGCACTCTTGCAGTACGTGCTCTTGATTCGCTCTTGGATTATCAAGATTATCCGGTGGCGGCAGCTTATCGAAGCACTATGGACCGGCGCCCTCTGGGTGTTGGCATCATTAACTTGGCATACTTTTTGGCTAAAAGAGGACTTAAATATGATCAAAACTCGCTTAACACAATTGATGAATATGCTGAAGCATGGAGTTACTACCTTATTAAAGCTAGTGTGGAACTTGCTGAAGAGCGTGGCTCGTGTCTTAAAAGCACTGATACCAAATATCATCAAGGTTTATTTCCAAAAGATACTTACAAAACGGAAGTAAATGAACTGGTGAAACACAAAGAACGTATGCCATGGAAGTCACTTAAAAAGAAAGTACTTGA